ATGTTTTTTCGGGCCATAACACGATTCCAGTTGGCAGCAAGGGCAAGCTCTGCCAGGGTGGCAGACTGACCGGCGACATTGGCCGACAAGAACGAGAACCCGTGAGGATGGATAATATCAGCCTTGCGGGTATGGAGAATATCCTGACCACCGCCATAACCGGCGTTGGGAACCCTCTCAAGCTCGGACGGCAGAAGAATGTTACCGGTACCATACTCGATCGCGCCCTGCGAAAAGAGAATGGAGGTATAGGTAACACGATTGGCACCGGCGACAGCAGACATGCCATCATCAACAATAACAACATAACCAAGGTAAGTGGGTATGTTTACTTCGCCACGAGCATTGGGGATGTAGTCAATGAGATTTTGTTTCTGCAGGGTGGTATAGGCCACTGAATGCATCGCAATGGCGACGAGGGAATTTTTTGCATCACCCATGGTCTGGGCAGCATCAATCACTACGTCGGCGGAAATCATCTCTGCGGCCAGGATCGGCGGAACCGCGTCGGTGGCCACATCTTTCAACATGTCGCCGGCATCGTTGGCAACGTTATCGGCCAGCAGACCCATTGCGGACTGAATAACGCGTTTCTGCCGCTGGGTTGCCCACCAACCACCGATTTTGGCAGTGATGGCAGCCAGAGGATCAATCAGGGCCAACTCACGGGCCAGATCCATGGTCGACCAGGATTTGTGCATATCAGCCCGACGATAAATCATCTTGGAGCCACTGATGTTTGCCGGGGTGGCCAGATGCGCCGGATCATCGTCGATGTAATCCGGTTCACCGGTAGTAGCCAGGGGGCTGAAGAAGGGCATTTCGCCAATGTTGCCGCCAACCAGGGCCATGTTGCTGATCACGGGATTTTCAACCATGACCCCGGACTGTACGAACAAGTTTTTCTCGGTTGCGGCCTCATCGACTGCCGCGTCGAAAACCAACGGAACGTATACGTTGGTAAGTTGGGTAGTTGCCATTTTATTTACTCCTTGAATTTGTGTTTGGCGAGATAGCCTTTGGCAACCGTCTTAAACGGCTTTCTCTCAAATTTGTTTCTGCTTTAGCCTGTTGTAAAGATCAATGTTCGTTTTGGCAAGCTTTGCCTGCTCAGTAAGATTGTAATGCGGGGATTTCTTATCGAAGAATTTCGCCCAAGACGATTCACCTTCGCCCGCGCCACCGTTTGCGCCACCACCAGAATTTCCGGAAGCCACGAAATGCTTACCAATATCCGACATGGCCCACTCCTTGACAAAATCGTTTACTGTTTTGTCGCCAACTTTGGCGTTGCCAGTGTCGTCTACTGCCACATCCGCCATGATGTTGTCTACGGCGATATTCATCAAGGGGCCAGGGATCGATAACTTATTCTCAATGATAGCAGCCACGACTGAATTTTTCTTGACCATTGTGATGATTTTGCTTTCTTTATCCTTGATCTTGCTGATAAGGTCAGCCACCACAGTGTCTTTTTCAGCTTTCAGGGTTTCGTACAACTTCTTGTACTCGCCCTTTTCCTCGTCACTTTTACTTTTCAAAGTTTCGAGCTCAGTTTTGGCAGCCAGCAGGGAGTCGATATCCAGGTCTTTGACTTTATCAATGACTTCTCCGGCCTTTTTCAATTTTCCTATAAGCTCAGTATTTTTATCCTTGAGCCCCTTGGTAGCCTCATCAATCTTTTTTTGAATCTCTGCTTCGTCCATAATTTTCTCCGCTGTGGTGGTTGTGTACTACGAGATACGACGATCTAACTTTGGTTCTGCGTCTTTGGCTTGTGGGAGATCCGGATCTTCTTCCTCTTCGGTTTCCCCTTCCGCCTTTTTCATTTTCTCCGTCTTCGCTACTTCGTCCGCAAGGCGCTTTTTCTGCTCTTCGGAAATTGCCTTAATTTCGTCATCAATAATTCGATCACCAGCCACAACATCCCCGCTCTTAAGAGTATCAAACAATGTCTCATAAGATATTGCCCCCTTAATCCACGCGGTGACATATGACAGCATGTCTGAACCGGTGAGAACCGCTGGCATAAAGTCAGAATTAATGGTTATCTTAACTTTTTCCGGATCTTTATTGCTCCACCAGGACACTATCCGGATCATTTCCGTAATCTCTTTCGATAAAGCAGAAACTATCCCGGCCAATGACGAAGTTTCGGCATTGGAACGAATGGCGGCAGCAAGAGCGGATTCGTCGTTGGACGATTTTTCCGGGGCCAGAATGCGGCTGGCCAGGATTACTATGGTTTCCACCGTAGTCTCCATAGCCTTTGCAATCTGCATCAGGCCAGCACCGGTAAACTCCAGCATACCACAAGTGCATCCCTCGTCCAGAAACCACAATGTGGTGGGTCCGATCGATCGCGGGGAGTTTGGGTCATCCTTGCTCATGCCCGTAACCCACGGAGTTGGTAGGGCCACATAGTGTAAACCATGTTTGTAGTCGGCATCCTGCTGGTAATGGTGTAAATTCTGATCAGCTACCGACAGCAGCGGGGGATAATCGACAGCCATGCCGCCATGAATTTTAAACGGGATAAACTGTAGTGGCTCGCTGTTGTGTTTCGGGTATACCTCTGTAACTACATTGTTGTCTTTGTCGAACAGGCGCTGCCGATATAAACCGTCCACCAGATCCAGAACCCGATACTGGTATTCTTCCTCAGTATCAAATTCATCCGTATTGGGTTTGGCGATCTTTTCCCGCAGAACTACCATCGATAAAACTTCTATATTGTTAATTACTGAGGTCCGCCAATTGATGACATCGTTTACGCCGTAGAACAGCAGACGGGGAAAAATATTCTTGCTGATTTCATCGGCCACGGTGATAACTTCCGTTACTTCCGGAAGATCTACCAGGGTGCCGCAGCGCCCATACATTAGGAAATGCTTGAGCAGGCTACCAACATAGTGATTGAGGTCGTTGCCCTTTCCGTCTACATTGGTGGACTCAAAACCGTTGACTTCTACCTGTTTCCGCATAACCATACCAACGAATGCCTCGATGGTCCGCTTGGTGAACATTACAAAGGCAGCGCGGGCTTTATATGCGTCATAGGCATCGTCAGACATGCCGGAAAGCCGTGGCAAATACGTCTCGCCCTGGGCATGAACAACTTTTTCACATGCGCAGCAGTGGGTCATCTTCTCCCACTCTGATACCATCGCAAGATAGTCTTTATGTTTGGTATCTACCGGCATGCTTACACTCCTTCCAATTCAACTGTTCCGGGTCGTCCACCCCTAATCGGGAAACGATATACTATCGGGTAAGTTCCGGCGTCAACAATATAGTCAATTTTGCCGTCTTTTACCGGCAGACCCGTGTCGTCGTAAGTTTGGTGTTCCAGGGCCTCAGTTAACAGGGGGCATTTGTTGACATTCACGAAAACCCGCCTAAAACCATTGCCATTGCAAAAAGCGGCGTTGGAGGCGGTTACTCTATCCTTGATCGAGGGGTTTTTGCCATTTTTCTTTACCAGGAAACCGGCTGCTTTTAACAATGAAATATCAGACTTGGTGGCGTCCACAGATTTCTTGGCTTTTCCAGTGGCGTCAGGATAAGCAATGATTGGGTGATTGGGGTAGGTGGTTCTGACCCTGGCGATGGATTCTGGGGTATCTGCTGATGCGTGGAATTCGTTGACGGCATGGAGGGTGGGTTCTCCGCCAAGTTCTCGTTCAACATATGGCACGGCACAACCCCGTCCGACATTAAAATCGAATCCCACGTGCAAAGTTTCGCCACTCCTTACCTCTTCCGTGGAATTATTCAATTTTCTGTCAAAGTCTTTCCATACTTCATTAGCAGCAATATTAACAAACTTTCCCAGCAAATAGGCGTCAATCATGGATTGTGGGTACTTGGCAACCATCGAGGAGATGTAATCGTCCGGCAGATTGGCTTGATTGGAATATGTACTCATCCGAATGAGTTCTGAACCGGCAATCGGGTTCTTTTCGAAATTATTATACATATATTTGAAGCCTTCCGGGGACGATATTGCGTATATTTGGTTGCGCTTATTCGGTATCTTCTGCCGGATACGGGCCAAGAACTTGTCTATAACTACCTCTGCCTGGGCTTCCGGGATTACGTCCAGCTCATCTAGGAATGCGTCCAGGATCGAAAAACCGATGATTGTTTCGGGCTTGGTCATGGACCGAAAGAAGATTTTCCCATACCCCGGCACTGATAATTGGGCATCGGCCTTATTGAGGGTATAGCGGGTATTCGAAGCAATTAAGAACTCTTCCAGCAGGGGGTAGATGATATCCCTGATCAATCCGTACGTTGGTGCTGAATAGGCAAGATTGCAGCCTTTATACCTAAAAAAGGTATCCAGCATCTTCAAAGCTATTGTAAAAGTCTTTCCAGACCCTAGACCGGCAGCGCAACCAACAAACTTGGCAGTTGAAAGGTATGTCTTGGTCTGTGGCTTAGACAGATTTACATTCATCTTCTGCCTCAGGCTCGGTATCAAGAAACACGTGGATCGGATTTGCAACGACCACGGGTTCCATGGTACTTAACCCGTAAAGCGGCAACTCAAGTTTTGTGAGTTTTTCCCGGATCTTAACGAGGACATCCAGGATGTCTGCCATGGCGGCGATAGACATGTCCCTGGCTTCAAGGTGAAATTTGGTAACGGTGAACTCCAGCAGAGAATGCAAACGACGGATGGAGGCTTTATTGGAACTCTCGATGAATTTATCGTCGGCTTCGACGGTAGGGTCGAAGGAATCGATGGCAGAGGCGAGATTTTT